GATATTTCATATGACTTTAAGTTATATAGAAAATTTGATGATGAAGGAGTATCGTTACGTTCATTCTGTACAAACAATAATGCTGCTTATGTTGCTGTAGAGGAAACATATGGAGATCATTCATATAATGGTCACGCTAAAAAAGATGAAGCATATAGAAATAATATGACTAACTTTGGTATATTAATGGAAATCAATGGTATTGAAGATCCATTTACTTGGTCACGTGAAGTAGTTTCTAAAATACAATATTCATCCCCTTTTCCAATAGACTTAGATTCCCCTAACGGTATTAGAACTGGATTATATTATAGCCCATCTCGTCAACCATCAACTACATCTGAAGGTAATAGGGTAAGCACACAACAAATTAGTTTAGATACTTTAACTCATGTTGTAGAACCTGCAATGGGTGGTTATTTCAAATATGTTATGGATTTTATCATGGATATGAAAAAAGTATTCCCAACATTAGGAGATGATTGGGGTATGTATATTCCTGAAGTAAAATATCTATCACCTGAGGTTAAAGTAGATTATAAAAATCTAGCATTAACTGATTACCCAAATGTACATTTTGTAGGTGATGCTTTAAGCGCACGCGGCATTACAGTGTCAGGTGCGCAAGCAATTTATGTAGCAGAAAGTTTATTGTAAAAATTGGCCTCGTAAGAGGCCTTTTTTATATTTAAAGAAAAATAAAAGTTATGACAAATGTATTAGAAGATGTTGGCCGTATAGGTAAACAGTTAATGTTAAGTGAACCATTTTATGGTATTTTTCTTTCAACATTAAATAAAGTAGTAAGAAAAGATGTTCCTACAGCTGGTGTTTGTAAAAATAATATAAACTACCAATTAGCAGTTAATGAAGAGTTTTGGGGTTCTTTAGATACAGATAAAAAGAAAATAGGACTCCTTAAACATGAATTACTTCATATTTGTTTTAAACATTTAGAAGATAGAGAATGGTTCCCTGACCATGAATTGCATAATATAGCTGCAGATTTAGAAATCAATCAATACCTAACCCCAGAACAATACCCATCAAAGGACATTTTATTATTATCTACATTCCCTGAATTAAAACTACCAGAAAAAGCAGGTACAAAAGTATATTATGAATTGCTATCACAAGCTAAAAAGAATGGAACAAGTCCTACTTTAAATGCTATGTTAGATAGTGATCCAAGTTTTGGAGGTACTCACGGTTGTGAAGCAGGTAGTTTACATCCAACATGGAAAGAATTTGATGAATTGTCTGAAGCTGATAAAAAATTAATTGCGTCTCAAATTAGACACCAAATAAAAAGTATTGTTGAAGGCCAAAAAGATAATGGTCGAGGATTTGTTCCTAGTGAGTTAAAAGATTATATAGACAATATGTTTGAAATAACTCCTCCTTCATATGATTGGAAGTCTTATTTTAGAAGATTCTTTGGCTCTTCATCTAAAATCTACACTAAAAAGACAAGACGCAAACTAAACAAACGCTACGAAGAAAACCCAGCATTAAAAATCAAACCTAAAAAACATGTATTAGTAGGTGTAGATACTTCAGGATCAGTAAGGGAAAGTGACCTGATAGAATTTTTCAATGAAATATATCATATGTACAAAACCGGTGTTACTATAACTATAGCTGAAGGTGATGCTGATATTAAAAATGTTTATGAATATAAAGGTAAAATGCCTGAGTTTGTTACGGGTCGAGGCGGCACAGATATGAATCCATTTATTGAGTACATAAATAAACATAGACAGTATAGTAGTTTAATTGTATTAACTGATGGATTCATAGGAGAAAAAACATTTAATACATTTAAACCCATGTTAACCGTAATATGTTCTAATGGGGAGCAAATAGATATTGTTAAAGAAAATGGATGGGGTAACGTGATCAAAATTCAAGATTAAGTTTGGCCCTCCAAAATTAGATTAGTATATTTAGGTAAATTAAAAATAAGAGTTATGTCAAACAGTAAACAAATTTCACTGAACATCAGTGAGGCAAAAGAATTCCTAACCCACATCATTTCAAACAATCGTTACTTACAAGCAAATGGTAAATTGCCTGTAGCAACTGAGGTTATTGGTGATTCTGGGATTGGAAAAACATCAACAATCATTCAATTAGCTAATGAGTTAAATTTAAACTTTGTAAAGTTGAATTTAGCCCAAATCGAAGAATTAGGAGATTTAGTAGGGTTTCCAATTAGACAATTTGAAGTTTGCAAAACAGATAATGATTGTCTTTGGATTGATGAACATGCTGTAGAAGAATATACCAAATTAGGTTATAAATTCACAGGCCAAAATCGAATGAGTTATTGTCCACCTGAGTGGATTAGTGGAAAATCAAATGGTGGAATCTTATTATTAGATGACTGGAATAGAGCAGACATCAGGTTCATACAAGCTGTTATGGAACTAATAGATAGACAACAGTATATCAGTTGGTCTCTACCTAAAGATTGGCACATCATATTAACCGCCAATCCGGATAATGGAGAATATTTAGTTAACAGTATTGATAACGCCCAAAAAACACGATTTATTTCGGTTAATTTAAAATTTGATATTAAATGTTGGAGTGAGTGGGCTGAAAATGCTCAAATTGATAACAGATGTATTAACTTCTTATTAAAACATCCCGAATTAGTTTCAACAGACACTAATTCAAGAAGCATCACAACATTCTTTAATTCAATTTCATCTATTTCTTCATTTGATGATAATCTATATCTAATTCAAATGATTGGAGAAGGATCAGTTGGACCTGAATTTACAACATTATTCACAATGTTCATTAATAATAAGTTAGATAAGATTATTTCACCTGAAACTATACTAACTCATGAAAGTGAAGAGTATGTACTTAATACTTTAAAAGGAGTTATAGGGAAAGATAAAGACTATAGAGCCGATTTAGCATCTATTTTATCAACTCGACTTATTAACTATAGTTTATATTATAGTAAAGATAATAAAATTGAAAAACCAATTATTAACAGGTTATCATTCTTAATGAATGAAGAATTATTTGCAGTGGATTTAAAATATAATATTGTAAAATCAATATATAATGGAAATTCATCTGCGTTTAAATTGTTAATGTTAGATAAAGTTTTAATTAAATTTTTAAGTAAATAGTCATGGTAGGAACTTTTTTAAAATTAGGTCATAATAAAACCCACTTAAACATTGGTTATACTACAATAAAGGGATATGTAGAAAAAAGTAAAGTAAAAAAATATCAAGAACTGTATGAACTAAATAAAAATAATAAGCTAGAAGATAACACAACAGTTTATTTAACCCCCTTATCAGAATTTCCTCCATATAAATTAAAAAATTATATAGAAGAAAATAAACTAAATATAAAAACAGCAAGGAAATTAGATAAGATAGATACATTAATTATAAATCATGATTTTGTAGCTTCTTCTTACACTAAAAAACTAATCAATTATTATATAGTACCACCAGAAGTCATTTTAAAAGATTCATATTTTAAAAAATATATAAATAACTCTTCAAATTATTATAAAATAGATGAGGTAGCAGGTGAAAAAATAACTCATTATTTTGTATCTAATGAAGATTATAATGATTTAGTTAATCTAGATTCTAAATTATCTATAATAAGCACATACCCTTTAATAGAATGTACTCTTGTAACTAACGATTGGGGAAATAAAAAAGCAGCAGATAATACGAATTTTTTCCTAAACATGTTTGATATAGTAGAAAATTATAATCTTAAAATTATATTCGACCATAATATAAGTGATGTTGTAAATGAAGGATTAACTATAGATGAGGATGTTTTTGAAAATATCCTTAATATGGTGACTAGTCAAGATGAGTCTAATCTTAATTTAGCTAAAGAAATTTTAGCTAATATGGAGTTTGAATCTTCAAGATCGTATTTAATCTACTTATTTAATTATTTTTACAAACTGAACCAGAATCGTTCAAATAATAAAAATTACAATTATTTAAAGAAACAAATGAAGAAACATGTTCATATACATTCTACACAAAATCACTCAACAACATTTAATCATTTCTTACCAACGTTAATAGGAAAATATCCTGAGTTATCTCAAGATTTTATGAATTGTTTTAGAATCCATATGAACTTAATGTTAAAGAGAAACGTTATTAAAGAGATACAAACTTATTAATATTTATCATAAAATATTTAATGGCAACAGTAGTACTATTAAGTTGTACCAAATCTAAAACTCCGTACGAAGCACCAGCTCAAGAGTTATATTCAGCATCTCCTATGTTTCAAAAAACATTAGAGTATGGTAAAACACTTAAGCCTGACAAGATGTATATTTTATCGGCTAAACATCATTTAGTTAATTTAGACCAAAAATTAAAACCATATGATTTAACTCTAAAAGATTTTAATAAAGAGGAAAAAGAAAAATGGGGTGAAGAAGTTTATAGGGAAATGAAACAACGTGGTATTGATCCTAATAAAAACAAATTTATATTTTTAGCAGGAAATGAGTATATTAAACCGCTATTAAAATATATCCCGGAGTCTAATATTGAGACTCCAATGGGAGGTAAAAGATTTGGTCAACGATTGAAATGGTTAAATAGCCAATTAAGTAAATTACAAGAAGTATTTAAAAAGATTAAAACATACATTTATGAAACTATCAAAAGATAAATTAACAGAATATATTAATCTTTATTTAAATGATGTTTGTGATTATGGTGATGATGGAGAATACGAAGTTGTAGAGTCTGTTTTAAAACCTATCACATCTACTTTAGAAGAAGGAGAACATGATTTACATAATATGCTAAAAGAAACAGCTAAAAATTCTTCTCAACATAAAAATATTATTCTTGAGTTTATTTCTTATGTTAATGAGATCCAATAAATTTTGGCTTTTTAATATATTTTTCATATATTTAGGTAAACCAAAAAATAAAAAGTTATGTCAAATACTCAAACCAAAAAATTAGTTTCCGCTGACGGAACAGTTGTTTATTACCTAGATGGTAAAATGCATAATTTAGAAGGACCTGCTTATATTCCTGAAGGTGATATGAAGAAAAAAGAATATTACATTAATGGAATGAAATATACTGAATCTGAATGGAAAGCAGCTAAGAAAGGTGGCGATGGATTGCCATGGTATAAATCAGGAGGTGCTAAAGCTAGATTTTAATTATGAAAATAGGATTTTGTGGAACAATGTCTGTAGGTAAAACTACATTAGTTAATGCTTTAAAGGAATTATCTGAATTTAAAGATTATACATTTGCAACTGAACGCTCAAAGTATTTACGTGACTTAGGTATACCATTAAATACAGATTCAACTATTAAGGGTCAAATTGTATTTTTAGCTGAACGTGCTAGTGAATTAATGTGTGAAAAAATTGTAACAGATCGTACTGTAGTTGATGTTATGGCTTTTACTAGAGCAGCTAAATCAATCCCATATTTTGTATCTGATCATTTTGAGGATTTAGCACTTAACTTAATTATGGAATATAATTACATATTTTATATTTCACCTGAAGGTGTAGAAATAGAAGATAATGGAGTTAGAACAATTGATCCTGAATATAGAATGGAAATTGATCAAAACATTAAACGCTTACTAGATAAATACCCTCATAAATTTAAAAAATTACATTACATTTCAGGCACTACTGAAGAAAGAATACAACAAATTAAACAGGTAATAAGTTTCCAATATTTATAAATAAATTTAAATAATGAAAAAATCTAGATTACTTGAAATTATACGTGAAGAGATAGCTTCCCTCCTTAATGAATCAACTATAGATGTACAAAACCCAGGAATGCTAAATGATCCTAAAAAACAGGAGCTAATAAAAAAAGCAAGACAAACTACTAAAAACCCAAAATTAGGAACAGCTGATGACCCAGTAGATTTTGTTGAAGAGGATTTATTAAATGAAACTCCAATCTATGATATTAATGATATGGAGGGTTTTAAATCAACTCTAGATCAATTTAGAGAAGAAGGAGTTTCTAAAAGTAAAGCACTTAACTTATTACTTAAAAAATTAGAAGATGAAGGTACAGTTGATACTAATGCTCTAAGTAAAGAATATGGTGTAGATACAGCTACTTTCAACAACCAAGAAATTCGCAAATTCTTAAACCGACCTGAAGATCAAATGTTTACAGATAAATCCGGTAATGAATTAATTGACTTTAGCCCATTCCTAGATAAATCAAATAAACCTAAAGGCCCTAGAACAAAACCTGAAGGAGAAGAAACAACACCTAGCGAACCTAAAGAAAAAACAGCATTACCAGACTCAGGAGTAACTAAGAAAGAGCCTGCAAAAGCTGAACCTAAAGCTAAAGAAGAACCTAAAAAAGAAGAACCTAAAGCTAAAGAAGAACCTAAAAAACCTGAACCTAAAGCTAAAGAAAGCAGTGAAGATAAAGCTAATAAAGCTGCTTCTGGTGGTGGAGGTAAGCTAGAAAAAATGTCAAATGATAAAGATGCTCTTTTAAAAGCTCTTAAAAAAGCTGGAGAAGAAAGATTAAAAATAGCCCAAAAACGTAAAGACACTGAAGATGAAGGCGAAAAAGCAAAGTTATTTGATGAGCTTAAAAGAATCAATAAGTTAGAGGGTGAACTTCAGAAAAAAATTGATAAATTAGGATACTAATTCATGAGAACTAAAACTATAAAACTTAATGTATCGCACCTAATTATGGGTGCGATCATTTTGTTATTATTAATTTTTCTATTCTTTCGTCCTTCTATCGTTGATACTTCAAAATACGATATACAAAAACAAGAAATTAAAAAATTAAAAAATAATATTGATTCATTAAAAAATGAACAAAATATTTTAAATGTTACTCTTAAAAAACAAGAAAATTTTATAGATTCTATAAATACGGAAATTAAATTAACCGAACAAGAGTTACAACAAACACGCACATACTATGGAAACAAAATTAAAGATCTTACTAGTGCTTCTAACTCTGAGCTTGAACAGTTTTTCACAGATCGTTACAGATAAAATCTGTTTTTCTCATGATAAAGTAAAAGCTATTGCTATTGATCTTACACGAGGTGATTCTGCTGTTGCTGAATTAAAGCTTGTAAATAAAATGATATGGCAATTAAATGAAAAAATAGATGCTAAAGATAGTGTAATTACTATTTATGTTGAAAAAGAAACAAATTATCTTAAACAGACTGCTTCATATGAAAAATTAACAGCTGTTCAAGATACTATAATTAAAGGTCTTGAAACTGATGTTGTTGATTTGACTAATAAAAACAACAATTTGAAAAAAGGAATTAAGTGGGTTAGTGGAGGATTTTTAGGATCTTTAATAGCTTTAATTACCTTATTTTCAATTAAATAATATATGAGTCAAGACATAAAACAAATAATACGCCAAGAATATATTAAGTGCGCCCAAGATCCAGCACACTTTATGCGTAAATATTGTTTTATTCAGCACCCACAACGTGGGCGAATTCAATTTAATCTTTACCAATTCCAAGAAAAAGTACTTCATTTATGGAGAGATAACCCATATTCGATAATACTTAAATCTAGACAGCTAGGTATTTCAACATTAGGAGCAGGGTATGCTTTATGGTTGATGACTTTTCACCAAGATAAAAACGTACTATGTATAGCTACTAAACAAGACACAGCTAAGAACATGGTTACAAAGGTAAAATTCATGTATGAAAATTTACCATCTTGGCTTAAAATACCATCAGAAGAAAATAACAAACTAACCCTCAGATTAAATAACGGTTCACAGATAAAAGCAACATCAGCATCAAGTGATGCAGGACGATCAGAAGCAGTATCATTACTACTAATTGATGAGGCAGCATTTATTGAGAACATCGGTGAAATATGGGCATCAGCACAACAAACCTTAGCAACAGGTGGTGGATGTATTGCATTATCTACTCCATATGGTACCGGTAACTGGTTTCATCAAACATGGGTTAGAGCAGAAAATCAAGAAAATGATTTTTTACCTATTAGATTACCATGGATGGTACACCCTGAACGTGACCAATCATGGAGAGATAGACAAAATGAGTTATTAGGTGATCCTAGATTAGCAGCTCAAGAATGTGATTGTGATTTTAGTACATCTGGTGATGTTGTTTTTTATCCTGAATTCTTAGAATTCTATGAGAAGACGTATATTAGAGATCCACTTGAAAGACGAGGAGCAGACAAAAATTTATGGATATGGGAACCAGCAGATTATACTAGATCATACATGATTATAGCAGACGTTGCTAGAGGTGATGGTAAAGACCATTCTGCTTTTCATATTTTAGATATTGAAACTAACACACAGATAGGTGAATATAAAGGACAAATTGGTACTAAAGAATTTGGCTATTTACTTGTTGGTATAGCAACTGAATATAATAATGCTATGCTAGTTGTTGAAAATGCAAATATTGGATGGGCTACTATCCAAACTATAATTGAAAGGGGATATCAAAATTTGTATTATTCTCCAAAAAGTGGTGAATTAACAGCTGATACTTATTTTTCTGAGTATATGGATACTAGTAAAATGGTACCTGGTTTTACAATGAATACAAGAACTAGACCTCTATGTATAGGTAAATTTCAAGAAGCATTATCTGATAGAGGTGTAACAATACAATCTAAACGATTAATTGAAGAAATGAAGGTATTTGTTTGGAAAAATGGTAAAGCTGAAGCTCAAACAGGTTACAATGATGATTTAGTAATGTCTTTTGCTATAGGTCAATTCATGAGAGATACTTCACTTAAATTTAAACAACATGGGATAGATTTAACTAAAAGTATGCTTCAAAGTATGTCAACTACAAAACAAAACTTTGCTGGAGGATATTCAACTCAAGGGGTACAAGCTAACCCTTGGAAGATAGATAATCCGTATGGAGGAGAGGAAGATATTCGTTGGCTTCTTTAATATTTATTATTATATTATAAAATATGGCAAATAAAGACTTATTCTCTAGATTAAAACGATTATTCTCAACTGATGTTGTGATTCGTAATCAAGGAGGTACACAACTTAAGGTTATGGATGTTAATCAAATCCAACAATCGGGTGAACTCCAAACTAACTCATTAGTGGACAGGTTTAACAGGATCTACACTAACTCAGCAACCTCATTATACGGGTATCAAAACTCGTTTAATTACCAGACATTACGTCCTACTTTATACTCAGAATATGATGCTATGGATACAGATGCTATTATTGCTTCTGCTTTAGATATTATAGCTGATGAAAGTACTTTAAAAAATGATATGGGAGAAGTACTTCAAATTCGCAGTTCGGATGAAGATGTACAAAAAATTCTATATAACTTATTTTATGATGTATTAAATATTGAATTCAACTTATGGCCTTGGATTCGTAATATGTGTAAATACGGTGATTTCTTCCTTAAATTAGAAATCGCTGAAAAATATGGTGTATATAATGTTATTCCTTATACTGCATACCATATTGAAAGACAAGAAGGATACGACCGAAACAACCCAGCATCAGTAAGATTTAGATTTGACCCAGATGGTATATCTGCTTCAAGTTATGGATACTTTGATGTACCTAACTCAGCACAGCAAGGAACATCTATTATTTTTGATAATTATGAAATGGCTCACTTCCGTTTGTTAACGGATACTAACTTTTTACCTTATGGTAGATCGTATTTAGAACCTGCTCGTAAGTTGTTTAAACAATACACACTAATGGAAGACGCAATGTTGATCCATCGTATTGTTCGTGCGCCTGAAAAACGCATATTTTATATTAATGTTGGAAATATTGCGCCTGCTGAAGTAGAAAACTTCATGCAAAAAACAATCTCTAAAATGAAACGTACTCCTTATATTGACCAACAAACAGGTGAATATAACTTGAAGTACAACATGCAAAATTTACTTGAAGATTTTTATATTCCTATTCGTGGTAATGATCAAGCAACTAAAATTGATACACTTCAAGGTTTACAATATGATGGTATTACGGATGTAGTTTATTTAAGAGATAAATTATTTGCTGCTCTTAAAGTACCTAAAGCGTTTTTAGGATATGAAAAAGACTTAACAGGTAAAGCAACATTAGCTGCAGAGGATATTAGATTCGCTCGCACTATAGACAGAATACAACGTATTATCTTATCAGAACTAAATAAAATAGCATTAGTTCACTTATACACTCAAGGTTATACAGCTGAAAGTTTAACTAATTTTGAATTATCATTAACTACTCCTTCAATCATTTATGATCAAGAAAGAATTGCATTAATGAAAGAAAAAGTTGACTTAGCTAACCAGATGTTAGAAAATAAACTTTTACCTTCAGATTGGATATATGAAAATATATTCCACTTGAGTGAAGATCAATATGATGAATATAGAGATTTAATTAGAGAAGACGCTAAACGTAAATTTAGATTAACTCAGATAGAGTCAGAAGGAAACGACCCAGTAGAAACAGGTCAATCATATGGTACACCACATGATCTAGCATCTTTATATGGTAGAGATAGATTTGGA